GCTGGCCTTACCCTGGAAGAGGCCGCCTGGAGGCTCGCGGTGGCCCCAAGGACACTTGGGAAGTACGAAAGCGGCGAGCTTGCAGTGCCCCCCGATACCGTGATGAGGATGGGCGAGACTTACGGCGAGCCGGAACTTCTGCCCTGGCACTGTTCCGCGAAGTGCCCAATTGGGCGGGTGCTGCGGCCCGTATTCCAAAGTGGCGATCTGGCGATAGACACGCTGGCACTGCTCAAGGAGCTTCGAGACGTGAACGACTGCGTCTCGGCTCTAGTTGAAATCGCAGCGGACGGCCAGGTGGAGCCGAGCGAAGCACCGGAATTCCAGGCAATCCTCAAAGAGTTGGGCGAACTGAAAGCGGCTATTGACAAAATATCGCTCCTCGGCGCGAAGATCGCGGCGCGAGGGGCGAAGGAGGCGAAAGCGGCATGACGGTGTGCTCAAGATGCCACAGGCCACTAAAAGACCCGGCTTCCATCGAGCGCGGCATGGGGCCGGTGTGCTGGAAACTCGCCTGGGCCGAAGCCGTTGCGGCGGAAGACTCGACCGAGCTCCCGTTCGAAGGTAACGTGGTTCTGAAGCGCCTCCCGGACGGCAGGGTAGCCACCAACGTAGAGCGACTGGTGATTCGACATAGTCCTTCCGGTTTTGAGTGGGGCTACGGGGGTTCTGGCCCGGCAGACCTGGCGCTTAACATCCTACTGATGTTCACGGATGCAGATACCGCCGACAGGCTCTACCAGGACTTCAAGTGGCAGTTCGTGGCAAAGCTACCACCCGAGGGCGGCGTAATCAAGGGGGATGACATCCGGGCCTGGATCAGGGCGCACGAGAAGGGGTTGGTCGCGTGATTACGGACGCTGATCGCCGGCAGTTCCAAGAGCATGGCTACGTGTGGTTGAGTGACCTGGAAGATGTACTGACCCTACAGGAAGAGCTAAAACCGATAAAGACCGAAGTGACGGGCCAGTGGCAGCCGGACGGGATCCATTGGCGATTAGAGCGAGTCTGGACCCCGGCGAAAAAGAAGCAGAGGAGAAAGGGGAAATCGGCATGCCGGTACTAAGCTACGAGGGCACGGTCCGGGGGTTCCGGCAGGCGCTCCGGGAGATCCGCAAGGCCGCGATGCGGGGGGACAAGCTGGCTGACCCGGTGGCCCGGCGGCGGTTGCAGGCGCGAATCGCAGCGATACAGGCTCTGGACCAGGCGCGGGGAGGTGAGGTAGCGTGATCGACCGAGTGATCCGTGTAACGATCTCTACTCCAAAGGTGGACAAGTTGGTAACGCTGATCATGGTGCTGTGGGTGCTGGTGATCGTGGCCCGGGTGGCGGGCCAGATCTTAGGAGGTGTTTAAGATGGGTGTCATTAAAGCGGCCGATGTGCGCATAGAAAAAGCCGCCCCCGCAGGAGCGGCACAAACGAATCTAACTCACAACCATGATATCACTCCGGCAGCCATCGCGCAAGCGGTGGCTGCCATAAGGACGGCCTGGGACAAAATATCGGCCATAACCGGCGAGCCTATCTCCATAGTTCGCTGGGGGCATATCATGGTCCACGTCTCGGCCGCGCAGGCGTTGGAATACCTGCCAGGCAAGCTCCATATCGACACGAGGACCGACGGGAAATATCCTTACCGCCTAAGCAAGTATGTAGACGGCGTCGAGTTCTTCATTGTATTGGCGGAAGATGAGGCGGAACCGTATCTGGGGAGGTGCCCCCGGTGAAATTGCTTCGACTGCGGCTTAAGAACTTCAAAGGCATCCGGAACTTCACGCTCGAAGCCAACGGCAACGATGTGAATATATACGGCGATAACGCCACAGGGAAAACGACTTTGTTCGATGCCTTCCTCTGGCTCCTCTTCGATAAGGATAGCCAGAACAGGAAAGACTTCGAGATCAAAACACTCCAGGCCGACGGGCAGCCGGTCCACGGCCTGGATCACGAGGTAGAGGCGGTACTCGAAGTTGACGGCAGGACGTTCAGCCTGCGGAAGGTGTTCCGGGAAAAGTGGACCAAGAAGCGGGGCTCCGCTACCGCAGAATTCACTGGTCACACGGTTGATTACTACATCGACGGTGTACCGGCTAAGAAAGCCGAATATGAGGCACGGATCGCCAGCATTGCCAGCGAGGAAGTGTTCAAGCTCCTAACCAGCCCGACGTACTTCAACGAGTGCCTGCACTGGCAGGAGCGGCGCCGGATCCTGCTGGAGGTCTGCGGGGATGTGAGCGACAAGGAAGTTATTGCGGCCGAGCCTACTCTGGCCAGGCTACCGGAGATCCTCCAAGGGCGGAAGCTGGAGGACCACCGAAAAGTCATCGCGGCCCGGAAGGCCGAGATCAATAAGGAGTTAGAGAAAATCCCGGTCCGGATCGACGAGGTCCAGAAGAACCTGCCCAACCTTGAAGGGATTGTGCCGGAAAAGCTGCAGGAGGATATCGCCAAGCTAAAAGCCGAGCGAGCTAAGAAGCAAGAGGAGCTTGCCCGGCTGGAGGCAGGCGGGGCTATTGCGGAAAAGACAAAGCAGCTCCGCGAGATCGAGCTGGAGATAATGGCTGCTCAAAAGAGAGCCGGCGAGCGCCAGGCGGCCAAGGCCCAGGAGGTCCGCGCTGCCCTGAACGATCTGTGGAAGCAGATCAGTGCTCTGCAAAGTCAGCACAGAGCAAACGAAGGGCAGATCAACGCTGATATGTTGACCATCGACCAGCTGGAAGCGAAAATAGCGAGCCTGCGGGAAGAGTGGTACCGTGTGAACGCTGAGACTTTTGATGAGCCGGACACCTGCCCCACCTGCGGCCAGACACTGCCCGAAGGGAAAAGGGAAGAGGCCAGAGCAGCATTTAACCGGCAAAAAGCTGAGCGCTTGGAAGGAATCACGAGCACCGGCAAAGCCACCCGGGCTGATGTCGACCGCCTTAAGGCTGAGATTTCTAAGCTGGAAGAACAGAACACCAAACTGGCTGAGCAGATTGCCCAGCTGGAGAGCAATGCTGATGAGCTTAAGCAGACCCTAGACCAGCTCAGCCGGCAGGTAGACATGAGCGGCGATCTAACCTGGCTGGCACTCCAGCAGCGCAAACAAGAGCTGGGAAAAGAGATCGAGGAAATGCAAGCCGGCAACGCTGCCGCAACAGCGCCAGTAAGACAAGAGATCGCCAATCTGGACATGGCCCTGGAAGCCCTGGAGAAAGCCGCAGCCCAGGTGGAAGCACGGAAACACGGCCTGGAGCGCATCGAGGAGCTGAAGGCCCAGGAGCGAAAGCTGGCCGCCGAGTACGAGGAACTGGAACGGCAGCTCTACCTGACCGAGGAGTTCATCCGCACGAAAGTTCGGCTTCTGGAGGACCGCATCAACAGCCGGTTCCGGCTGGCCAGATTCAAGCTCTTCAACGTGCTGGTCAACGGCGGTGTGGAGGAGTGCTGCGAAACAACATACCAGGGTGTGCCTTACAGCAACTTGAACCACGGCGCTCGGCTGAACGTCGGGCTCGATATCATCAATACTCTGGCCAAGCACTTCGGGTTTGCGCCGCCGGTCTGGATCGACAACGCCGAATCGGTGACCGAGATCCTACCCACGCGTGGTCAGCAGATCCGGCTCATCGTGTCGGCTGAGGATAAGGTCCTGCGGGTTGTGCAGGAGATGGGCAAGGGTCAAAACCTACTAAAGGAGGCTGTGTAGTATGGAAATGCCTGCAGAGCAGCAGATAAAGAGCCCCGTGCATTTAGTAAAGCGCGATACCGTGGACCTGGTGGCTGCGAAGGTGCAGGAATACATGCAGCGCGGGGAGTTGGATCTACCGCCCAATTACTCGCCGGCGAACGCGCTAAAGAGTGCCTGGCTTATCCTGCAGACCACTATAGACCGAGATAAGCAGCCGGTCCTTGCCTCGTGCACCAAGGCGTCTATTGCAAATGCTCTCCTGGACATGGTCATCCAAGGGCTGAACCCCGCTAAGAAGCAGTGTTACTTCATAGCCTACGGCAATCAACTTGTCTGCCAGCGCTCCTACTTCGGAACAATGGCGGTAGCTAAGATGGTGGACCCGACCATAGCGGATATCGTGGCCGAGGTGGTTTATGAGGGCGACGAGTTCATCTACAAACTAGAGCGCGGCAAAAAGATAGTGGTCAAACACGAGCAGAAGCTGGAGAACATCGATCCGAAAAAGATCAAGGCGGCCTACGCCATGATAATCGACAAGAACGGCGAGGTGCGGGCGACGGAAATAATGACCTTCGAGCAGATCAAGCAGGCATGGAGGCAGTCCCCAATCCACCCGATAGATGACAAAGGCAATATCAAGGCCGGCACGACCCATGAGAAGTTTACCGCCGAGATGTGCATGCGGACGGTGATTAACAAGGTTTGCAAGCCCATCATCAACTCCAGCGACGACCAGCGGTTGCTGCAGGCTGTTCGCCGGTCCGAAGAGGTCGCCGCAGAGGTGGAGGCCGAGGAGGAGATACAGGCGAACGCCAACGTCACGGTGATAGACATTGAGGGCACGGAAGCCCCGGCCGAGCCGGAACAGGCGGAAGAACCGGAAGCGCAAGAGGCCCCGGCGGAATCTGCTGAACAGAAGCAGCCTCCGGCGCGTGAGACACAACCAGCGCAAGCGGCGAAGCCACCCTCCCAGCACTCCCAACAGGGGTTGTTTCAAGACGGCCCCGGCTTCTGAAATGCTGGATCTGCATGTGTTGGCCCTGGCGTCGTCGAGCAGGGGGAACTGCTACCGGCTGGTGGCCGGTAGCTCCCCGCTCCTCCTGGAGGCCGG